AGAAGCCGGCGGAGCTTTCAATGTCCAAGTTGAAATCACTGGTGCTGCTAACAGACTCAGGGACCCCTGTGTACATGCGGGTGTATCCAACGAACGCCCAGTTAAGGCTTCCGCTACCGAACTTTACGGCCAATGACCCGGAAGGCTTTCCATGGTAGTCAGTAAGTTCATCAAGCACACTCACTACATTCTTCAGAGAGTCCGTAGGAGGAAGCAAGGTCCGTACATGAGGAGTTGCAGCAACTGAGCAATTGAGACTGTCCGTTACTTGAATAACGTCGCCCAGGCGCGCGGCACTGACGATAACGTAGATGTCAAAGCCGAATTCTGAAGTCTTCTCGAAACGAGTAGACAGCTTACCATGGGCAAACAACTCACCGCTTTCTAGGTACAGACCAAGCTCGCCGATGAACACTGAGCCCGTTAGAGGGAAGCTCTTAGGCAAACTAAGCGTAAGTTTCACGCTGTTTGAGCCGAGTGCTTCTATCTCGTTGACGTCACCTTCATACAAAACTGCGCCAACTAAGGAGTCGTCAGCAACCTCAGGTGTAAAGTTTTCCTCCGGAGTGACTTTGAACTTGTTCAGGTTTATTAGAAACCCGCCCACGTCCGCATTTCGTATCGCAGATAAGCCTTGGTCAGTTACTACTATAGCCATGTTAGCACCTTTGTTATTCCAAAATAGTGTGTGTACGTCCACCGATGATCTTCGCGGCCATACCGAAGGCAGAACCACCAGGCCAATCATCTATGACAACGGCAAATCTGAGTTTCTCGATTACAAGTGGTATCGGAGAGTACGCGTAAAATAGTTCGATTGCCCTTTGCAGCAACGTCTCACCTGGGTTCAGCAGCAAGGAGGACAAGTTCAACAGAGCTATGGTGAGCTCTATGTGCGTAGTCTTAAACCACTCGCCGCCGTCTGTAATAAGGGTCCCACCCAGCGTAGTTGTGAAATTGACGTAGTCCTTAGTGTACAGATAGCCTACCTTGACGGAGGAGTTTAGCAGCACGTCAATGAAGTTCACGAAGTATTCTGTACTATTCTGATCCGGATACAGTGGAAGCTGAGATACCAGTCGTGTCAGGCTATCCGAATTTAGGTTGAGTACGTCCTGCGTCGCATTGAAACCCAACATGCGGGCCGTTGACTTCAGCAACTCTTGATCTGAATCCTGACGAATGAATCTTATACGTTCCAACTCGAAGATCAGCTGGTCAACGTTGAGACTCATTACCTCGTTGAAAGCCTCAGCTAGGTCAGACCATAATTGGTTGTTACCAAGTATTTCTACCAACAGTTCATTTGAGCTTACAACGGGAGAAGGAATATTGTCTCCGGCCATCAGATAGAATTCCTTTCAGTGTAATTGGTACTAACTTGCAGCGTACCCAGGCTGAAGTACGTGTAGTCATCAGTAGCAACCTGGTCTGCTAGAGGTGTGACCATGTCAACGTAATCAACACCTGCTATTTTACAGACTTGAGTTATGTCTGATATAGCTAAACGCCTGCCTAAAGTGGTTGTAGACTTCTCAAATAGCGCTGTTATTGCAGAAGTTACAGTTGGAATTATATCTGCTGAGACGGCACTGGGGGACAGAGCTAGTGTCACATGAATGTTTACCACCACCTTTGTGGGGTTATACGTTTGGATGTGTACGGCCGCATGCTTCTTGTCACTGAACCACGAAAGGAAGTCGTCCCATTCAACTGTGGTGTAGACGTCCGTCTCTTTAGGCAACACACAGATGCGCACTACGTTCATCCAGCGTAGATCACCTGGTGCAATATCTCGTTGAGACTTGATCGTAACAGAAGCAACGCTGGGGTAATCAGTGGCGATGGCTTTGTAGTCAGATGGATTCACCGCACGCTTACGTGCCCGGTAGATGTACGGTGCGAGAGCTGAGTAGTACGAGGCAGATTTCTGATCTGCACCACCAGCTACAGTGCTTGTAGTGAAGCCTTTGATGGTTGGATCCGTTGGATATTCGATCTTTAGTCCCGCCTGACCATTGTTACCTTCGCTTCCTTTGGTTACCGCATAGTCAATTTCCAAGGTGTAACCAATAGTCGGAAGCTTACCGTGATTGCCGTCACCAAAGGCTAAGGCTGTGTCGCCGTCACCAGTAGTGCTATCGTAGTAAACTTTGTCAAATGGTCCGGCTATCCAGATACCATCGGTGGTCTGATTCCAAAGCTCACGTTCTCCAGTTGAGGTGTTTACTAAGTAAACATCTACGTCAGCATCGGAGACACCGAAGCCCAGCTCATTCAAATAGATCTTGTTAAAGGTAGAGGCGCTAGCACTTATTGACTGCGTCCGCATAGTGCCTTCGTACAAGACTGAAGGATTAGACTCAGTAGCACCACTGTTGAACGTAATGCTTTCACGGTTAAAGAACAGCTCACCATCTACTGTGAACACACTGAACCTGGGCATGGTAAGTATGCCTACGTTTGACTCACGGGTAAGTATGACTCCGGTACTTGCAGGAGACTTTCGAGTAATGCGTACACCCAGCATGTCTGCAATGGCGTAAATAGAACTGTCCCGTACTGCAGTCTCTAGGAAGTCTTCACGAGCCGCTGATTCAATCGCAAATTGATTGAAGGCACCTACGGCCCCCATCATTTCGATAAGGGTTTCACCTGTTGAAGACGTCAACAGGTCTGACCAAGTTCCTTTTGCAGCCAGGTACAGCTGAAGCTGCAGGACTAGAGATTCAAAATCCGGCTTCGCTAGTGATAACGTAAGAGGTGAAGACATTGAGGACCCTATTTTGAAGTAGACAAATTGAACGCCAGAGACACTGACTTGTTGTTCAACTTTGGTATTATGAAGCTTATCTCTACGTAGTAAAGCTGCTTGTCGAAGTCTGGTACGACCTTGGAACTTTTAACCGTCACCCGTGGCTCCCACTCTTCTATCGACCGTATGATCTCAGTCTTTATCCGTTCACCTGTGAAGTCATCCATAGGGTCGAAGAGCAGATCCTGCAGGTAGGAACCGAAGTGACGGCGAAAAGGCCTTGTGTTTTTTCTAGTGCCTAGTATGGTCAGTATGGATTTCTGGATTGCAGATTCATTCTTCACCAATTCATAAGGGCTGTTTTGCCCTATGTCTGGATTGACGTCTGAAAACAGGATCGGTTCAGTGTAGCTCATGAGTTAGTCATTTACAAAGACGTTGTTTGACCCAGTCGCCATAGTAGAACCACAGGCAACAGCATCACCTATTCGGCACTTCGGCAAGTCGTTAACGAACACATTGGGTGAGCCTTCAGCAGCTACGCTATCGTGGCACGGAGACGGAGGAGGGCAGCAGTGAGTAACCCAGTGGTCAGTAAGACGATGGGACGGCAAGTCATTTACAAAGACGTTAGGGCTGCCCTCGTCATTAGGACGAGAAGGGAAACAGCCATGACCGGTGCACACATCACCTAAACGAACTGCTGCTGGCACAATAAACTCCTCAAATTACATGCCTAAAATTACGTTCGTGCCTGGTTACCAGAATTGCAGTATGTCCCACAAGTTATTAGGAAGCCCACCACGGTTAATTCCTGGCCACACATAAGGAGCTTCTTGCGTTGGTTCTGTGGGTGCTGCAGGCGCTCCGGAATTGGGATTCTCGTAGATGTTCGAGGCAACCATGGTGTAATTCCCACTAACGTAGTACCCTGAGGTGCCTCTAATGAAGCTCTGTTCAGATCCACCAGTCAACTCTTGACGATCACCCGTAACTATGTCTATTGATGCTTGCCCCGTTCTACTCACTCTGTTCTGGTTAACTATCTGCTCCATGCTACCAGCAACACGGGTAGTGAAATCCCCCATTACGGTAAGGTCTAGATTACCTTCAATGAGTGCATGAAGGTCCCCAGTGTTGCGAAGGAAAATTTCGTTCGTGGAGGTGTCGATAACAACTACGAGTCCGTTCTTGAAACGTACCACAGCTCTGTTAGGGTAGTTTGTATCAGCCTCTTCGAGCTTTGTCTTTGTGTCTACAGTGTAGCCTTGGTATATAGGATGGAAAGGAGAGCCGTTTTGAAAATGAAGCAACACTTTGCTGCCGACCTTAGGTATGCACAATATACCTGATTCGGCGGTTGCTCCATCCACATGACCGAAGGTTGGTATTGCCCATGGTAGGTTGTCGTCGTCAATGCCGTCAAAGATCTGCGATACCCGCGCACGTATCTTGCCTAACTTCTCAGGGTCGTTGTTATCCACAACTACAGCTTGGTACAGCTGAGAAGCTGACAGTCCAGGGTTTTGGTCACCGAATAGTGTAGACATATCAAATATAGTTTAGTGCTTGCTGTGCTTGGTAGTTGGAAATGTCCTTTTCCAAGGCAACAGCCGTTTCTTCTACGTCAGTAGGATTGGCCTTTGCGGATACCCTGTAAAAGTTCATGTCAAGTTCGTCTGCCCAAGGTGACGACCGGTCTTCGCTCTTCTTTGTAATGGCCTTAAGGAACTCAGACTTCACGTCACTAGGACTTTTCACCTTTGCCTCATACGTGCTAGGCTGGGCCAAAGACCCATCCACGAAGCTGTAGATAGACTCGGAGGCTTTCTTCGCGGGTGCAATGGTTGGTACACTCTTTCCTGTCAACAGGCTAACGCTTCCGTTCCACATGTCGGCCAGACCTTTGTTTATGTCGGTAGAGTTCTTGTTAAGCTCTTCAACCCTACCGTTGAACGCATCGAGTGCCTGAGTACCACCTGGTTCGTTACGAAGTGCATAAATAGACGTTGAGGAATTAACAACTTCAGAGCCTGAGTTGAAGATTGCGCTCAGCTTCTTGTTAAGTCCTATTGCACCAGTAATGGCTGCTTGGTTCTCGGCTAGTCCACCTGGCTTAGTAAGTGCCGCAACCCTAACGGCCTCATTGAACGACTTGTTGTTTAGTTGAGCATCGGCGTATTCTATTGCAGCTACACCTGACTGCATGTATTCACTGCCGAATCCACCCACTGTCTTGTTGTAAGCCAGAAGAGACCCTGTAGCACCACCTAAAGTCTGAATTGCTCCAGCTGGGCTAGCTACTATGCCTTCGATTCCACCCTTAACGAGTTTCGCAACGGCTAATGCTGACCTCAGAATGTTGACTGAAGCCTTCGCTACTTTCAACGAACTTACTTTTGCAGCGGCCGATTTAGTGTCAACATCCTTTGCGGCTGCTTGTATGTCTGTAGCTTTACCCAGCTGAGTAGCAACAGTACCAGGCTTACCAGGCTGAGTCATAACAGTTGGGTCTATCTGGGATTCAGGCATAGCAGACGCTGCTGCCTTATCGGGTGTGATGGCGCATTTCAAAGAAGATTCTCCTTTCTCAGTAAGAGACATGCGTACAAGTTCAAGTCGTTCAGCATAATAGATGCCTTGCTTGACTCGTATGGTCTTACCAACCACTATGTAGATGTCTGATACACTTGCAGTTTCTTTAGGGTCTGAGAAACTCTGACGGTACAGAACTGGATCAAGCAACTGAACCGTAGTAGGTGAGCTTACTAGCACACTAACACGTTCGCTAAACAGTGCTAGCTGCTTTACGTTCTGGTAGAAGGCTCGTTCGTACTTCTCATTAACATTGCCGCAGTCTAGAAGGCTATGGTCAAAACGAGCCTTACCTATGGTCTTTGATACTTGATCGTTTACCGCAAGGTACTTACCACTGGTGTTTACGTCTACTGATTCCTCAAAGGATTCATCACCATGACGAGAATGAACCACTCTTGTAGAGCCGTGGTTCTGCCAACTGTTCATTAGACCAGCGTCAGAGTGATGAATCCTTTGAGGAATC